GGCGGCTTGTAATATTAAATGCGAAAGAACAAATACCACGTCGAATGACGGGTACGCGTTCTATCGCATTTATTTTTTTACCATCAACAGCGCTAAAACACAATAGAAACGGGGTGAAATGGTGCGGCAGTACAGATACATAGATTTTCAGGACCGCAAGGAGATTTCCACACGATACCTGAACGGCGACCGGGTGGCAGACATCGCCGATGGGCTGGGTATGGCAACGGCTACCGTCTACCGGGAGTTGAAACGTGGCGAAACGGGCGGGCTTGACCGCAACCAGCGGAGAGCATACAACCCCGTTCTTGCACAACAGCGCGTGCAAGAGAACTTCAAACGCCGCGGCAAAACCGCGGTCAATTCGTAAAGGAGGTTCCACGGTGAACAATTTTGAAGAAATCACGAAGAACCCGGAAACGCTGGGCGCTTTCTTGCGGGGCCTGCCCGTCATTGAAGCGCCGTGGGACGAAGCATTCCAGCGGAAGTATTGCGCCGGGTGCGGGAAAGTCAGTTGTGACGATGGTAGCCCTTGTCCGTATGAGGACAAGCGGAACAATCCGCTTTGGTGGCTGTCACAAGAGAGCGAGGGAACGCAACGTGCTTGAAATCGTACCGATGACGCTTAGAGAAGCAAACGCGTTTGTCGAGCAAAACCACCGACACCACGGGGCAACCGTGGGGCATAAGTTTTCCATTGGGCTATCTGACGGTGAAAAAATCGTAGGGGTTGCCATTGTGGGCCGTCCTGTATCGCGCCACCTTGACGACGGTTGGACATTGGAGGTCAACCGACTTTGCACGGACGGAACCCGCAACGCCTGTTCAATGCTTTACGCCGCGGCATGGAGAGCGGCGCGGGCGATGGGCTATAAACGGGTAGTCACCTATATTCTGGACACAGAAAACGGCGCAAGCCTGCGGGCCGCTGGGTGGAAATGCGTTGGACAAGCCGGGGGCCTGCGCTGGACAGGGACCCGCCGCCCGGAAGTGGACCTTTGCCCCGCACAAATGAAAATCAGGTTCGAGCGGGAGGAAACAACATGACGAAAAAGGAACAGCACCCCGGCAGGGTCAAGTTGACGGCGAAGACGGCCCGTACCCTCGCAATGCAGGAGTTCGGGACCGCCCGCGGCCTGACGAAAAGTACGTCATTCGTCGGCGTGTACTTTATGGAGTTTGGAAACCTGCGTATCGAGATTTGCGCGGACACGGCTTGCATTGTTGTTCGCGTGGTTCTGTCCCACGGTACGGGTTCCAGCGTGAAATACTTTGACCCGGACACCCTGCAAGAGAACTTCAAGGCTATCGACAAACACCGCGAAGACGAAGACCGCGCCATTATCAGTGATTGGGTCAACCTGAACGGCCCGGAATACTGCCGGAAGCAGGTTGAAGCGATTTGGGAACAAGGAGGTTGACAGCGTGGTAGGAAACGGAAAATACATCGCAAAAGAAGCGACGAACGGCGTTATTTACGACAGCGCCGGACAGATCGCACATAATGGGTTGTTGGAGATTTGCCCGTTCTGCGGCGAAATGAACAACCATTTTGGAAGCGGCGGAAGCGTGAACATTTGGACGGTTGGCGCGATTGAACGCAGGGAGTGTACGAAGTGCCGAAAGCAGTTCCACAAAATCAGCCTGACGGTTCCGCCCGATGAAACACCGGAAGCGTTCTATTTGCGGGTCATAAAGGCGGTGACAGCATGAAACGTCAATTCTGCTTGCCCTGCTTCCTCGAAATCAAGAAAGCTGGGAAACACGATATTGAACGCGTTCGCGGCGGCGTGAATATGAAAATCACCTGTTGGCGGTGCAAGCGCCGCCGTTTCGGGGCCGAATATGAGATTTCCAGAAAAGGAGCGGGGAAGAATGATTAAATTTTTAATCGGCGGTTCGCCGTGTACGCATTGGAGCATAGCACAAAGCAAAGCGCGAGAAACAGAGCCGGAGGGAATCGGTTGGGAACTGTTCAAAAACTATCTTATAGCGAAAGAGAAGTTCAGCCCGGATTTCTTTCTATATGAGAACAACAAGAGCGCGTCACAACCAATCAAGGAAAGAATTTCGGTTGAATTGGGCGTTCCGCTTCAATACATCGATTCCGCTCTTGTTTCAGCGCAGAACCGATGGAGGTTTTACGCACACAACATCGGCGACGTTCCACAGCCGGAAGATCGAGGAATTATGCTGATTGACATTCTCGAAAGTGTAACAGGAAGCGAAATAACGCCTGTATATCCGTTCGGGGATTTTGACGGTAAATCCTATTGCCTTACATCAAATTATCACAAAGGTTCGACTATCAAACAAACGCTGGGGCATCACAAACGAACCCTTGCGGCGGAGCGCATAGAACTTCCAGCGTATGCCGGACGCGTCGTCGGGCGGCGTATCAACGCAGAGGGACACCGGGACGACTATAACCACGATCTTCCACACATACAGCGGTTTGAAGTGAATAATGACCCGCAAAAAACAAACACGATTTCGACGGTTGAAAAAGACAACATGATTGCGGTTCACGTTGACGGAACCAGCAAGCAATATCCAGTTTATGAGGTTTCCGGCGGATTTATCACATACAACGGCGTTTCCTACGAAATAGCGTTGCCGGACGGCTATTACATCATTCGTAAGCTGACCGTAAAGGAATGTTGCAGATTACAGACCATGCCGGACAACTATTGCAGAGCGGTAAGCGATTCACGGGCATACATGGGGCTGGGAAACGGCTGGACAGCGGAAGTTATCATGCACATTCTCTCCCATGCCCTGACAGGCGTTCCGAAAGATGAAGAAATCCTTGTGCTTTCCATGTACGACGGAATCGGAACAGGCCGCTATTGCTTTGACAAGCTGGGTTATAAAAACGTCCGCTATTTCGCAACAGAAATCGACAAGTACGCAATGCAGATTTCGGAAAGCAATTACCCGGACATTGTGCAATGTGGGGACGCATTCAGCGTTCGGGAATCCGGGTGGAGGTTGCCACTATGACAACGGCTGATTTGAAGCGGGCATTCATGGACGAACGCCCGGTACGGTACAACGGCATCACCTACCAGCGAGTAACAGCGGTGATTTACCGCAAGACCCCGGACAAAACCGGGTTGCTGGTACAAGGTGAACTGCTGGACAAGAACGGACGTGCCGTTATGATCGCGGCGGCGGAGCGAATCGAAGTGGAGGAACCGAAATGACACAAGAGATTATCACAATCACCGTTGAAGCCGGGCAAACGACCGCCCGGCGGAAGACCCTGAAAATCGCCCAGCGCCGCCCGGTCCCCGTGTGGGCTATCGTGAAGTATGCGGCCCTGACGATTGCCGGAATTATGCTGTTTCGTGAGGGCGCGGCCCGTGCGCTGGCCTACCGGGGCTATTTCGCCGTCGGCGGAGAAGTTTTCGCCCTCTTCCTCCCGGTTTTCTATTACTGCCTTTCCCGGACGGTCCGGGACCTTATCACGGATATTAAGAACGGCTTCAAGCCGGAATATGAGGAGGACTAAGTTATGAAGAAAATTTCACAGATTGAAACAGGCGGGCGCTTCCTGTACGGCGGCATTGAGTGGGTCAAGCTGTACGCAGGCGACGGAACCGTTGCGATTTCCGCCGAACCCGTCTTTGAACGCGCTTTCGACGAAGACAACAAGAACGATTGGCGTTCTTCTTCCCTACGCCGCGAACTGAACGGCGCGTTCCTCGACGCGCTGGTTGCAGAGGGTGCGGACCGGGCGGCGTTTCTCGATTGGGAAAGCGACCTGACCGCCGATGACGGCATGACCGACTACGGAACCGCCACCGACAAAATCGCTTTGCTGTCGGACAAGCTGTATCGAATGTTCCGCGGCATTATCCCACGCGTGGACGCGTGGTGCTGGAACCTGACCCCGTGGACCTGTGACGCGTCCGACTCTTACAACGTCCGCTACGTCTATTCCTCTGGCGCGATGGGCTGGGACAGCGCTTTCAACGGCGGCTACGGCGTTCGCCCGCTTTGCTATCTGAAATCCGAAATCTTGGTATCTGTCCCCGGAGAGGACGACGAAGAGAAAAACGTTGAAGTCGCCGAAGAGGACCGCGCACAGCTTGTTCTTATCGCAAGCGACAGAATTTTGAATGCCCTGAACGAATACCCCGTGGAGGTTTGGGGCGAAGCGCTGGGCGCGGCTGTGGCTTCTCTGTTCACGTCGAAGCAGGACGCGGAGCAGATCGCGCAGGAAGACAAAGACAAAGCGGCGGAGGTCTGAACCCCCGCCGTCGTGAAAACTGGATAAAGAAAAACCGCCCCGCGTTTGCTTGGGAGAGCAGACGCGAAGCGGGTTCCGCCGATGAAAATATATCAGCTATCAACCTACCGTTAGTATATCAAAAACGGCGGAAAAAGTCAACAAATAACGCCGTTTTTGCGCGGCGTGGCGGGCTTGTAATGGGTATTAACGTTCCTGCGATTAGCCTTGTCACGCATGACAACAGGACCGGGAAGAAAGACACGTCCTATCTGGTGTTCTTCCTACCTGCATAGACAACTACACACGCCGGAAGTAAAGCCCCGCCCGCTTCCTCTACCCGCAAAAGGAGTGAAGCAAGTGCGAAGTTTTATGAGAGAAAAGAAAATCTACTGCGGAAAGCATTATCGGGAGGTAGATATATACCCCTATACCGCCGCGCAACTGACAGCATCTACGCGCGGGAAGAGGTCAAAGAAAATCAAGGAAACGGAGCCGAAGCAAAAGAACCTGAATGACAAGAACGCCCGCCGCTACTTCACGCAGACGGCGAACCTGAATTTCGGTTCTGACCCGGAAGCCCTGCACGTTACGGCTACATACAGCGGAAAATATCTGCCTGACACGGTGGAACAGGCCGAACAGGAAGCAACAAACTTCCTACGCCGGGTCCAGTACCGCCGGAAGAAAGAGGGCTTGCCGCCGCTAAAGTACATGATCGTTACCGCCTACACCACGAAGCGAAACAGCGAAACCCCCGTTCGTATTCATCACCACATCATTATGAACGGCGGGCTTGACCGTGACGTTGTGGAAGACCTGTGGAGAAAACGCAGACGCAAGGGACAGAAAAAAGGCGACAAAATCGGCTTTTGTAATGCCGACCGCCTGCAAGCCGACGAAAACGGCATAGCCGCCCTTTGCACCTACCTTGTGAAGCAGGGGTGCGGGAAAAAGCGGTGGAATTCCTCGCATAACCTCGAAAGGCCGTACAGCCGAACGAACGACGGCAAGTACAATCGCCGTCAGATCGAGAAGTGGGCGAAAGAACACCCGCCCCGTGAGTTTTGGGAAAAGAAATATCCCGGCTGGACCCTGACAGACGATGACTACGGCGTTCAGTACGAATACAACGACTTCACGGGCTGGGCGGTCTACCTGAAATTGCGAAAGAAAGAGTAAAGAAAGGGGTTGTTCAATATGGCAAGGCCGTTCAAAATCTGCCCGGACTGCGGCGCACACCTCGACGCTTCCGAACCCTGCGACTGCAAGGACGCAATCGAGCGGGAGCCGCCGAAGCCGCGGGAGCGGTTGAAACTGCTTGCCGTCTGCCGGGAGGTAGACAAGGAAAGCGGGCGCGTCAGCGTTTACCCGCTTGACCTCGAAATTACAAGTGAAATCCTTGCGAGCCTGAAAATGCGGGCGCAGTTCAACCCGGAATTGCGCTACTTCACGACCACGACGGCACGTTGGGACCGCTACGGCGAAGTCATGGCGGGTATCCTGAAACGCCGCACGGTGAGCCGGGCCGATTTGGACAATATCGGGGGTATCTGCGAGATATGAGAAGAAATGAGCCGACCCCGGAAGAACAGGAAGTCGAAGAAATGAAGCAGGCCGCGCGGGTCATCAAGGAAATTTGCAACCGCAGGACGGCGGACGACGCTTGTTCGTTCTGCCCGTTCTGCGATATGTGCCGCACGGAACCTTACACATGGGAGGTATGACAATGACGGAGCGGGAACGCCTGTTAGAGAAGATACGCAAGGTTCAAGCCCTTGCAAACCGCGGCGCAGACGGCGAAAAGCAGTCAGCCGCCGCCCTGCTTGATAGGCTGATGACGCAATACGGCATCGACGAAGCCGAAATAGCGGAAGAGCGTTTGGAAAAGTGCTTCTTCCGTTACAAGACCCCGTATGAAAGAAAACTGCTGGTTCAGGTGATTTATACCGTGACCGGGAAAATCCCCTTTAAGTGCGTCGGGTCCTATTCAGGCCGCGCACGAAAGCAAGTCGGAATTGACTGCACCGCGGCGGAACGGCTGGAAATCGAATTCAGCTATGAGTTTTATAAAGCCGCGCTGGAAGAGGAAATGGAACGGTTCTATTCGGCGTTCCTGATGAAGAACGACATCTTCCCGCCTGCTTCCAAAAAGGCCGAAGAAATCCCGGCGGCGGAAATCAGCCGAAGCGAAGCCCTTAAACTTCAAGCGCTTATGGCGGGCATGGGCGACCACACGCGCCGCCCTGTGTTGGGAAGCGGGGTGGAACCGTGATAGACAACCAACGCGCCGCCCTGCGGTATCAAAACAAGGTAAACAACGCACAGGGCCACTTTTTCGAGAGTGCCATAAAAGCCGCCTGCGCCCTCTATTCTGACCGGGAGCGGGCAGACGTAGACAAAACCCCTGAACCGTTCCGCGTTCTGGAAAAGAGCCGCGACGGAAAGTTCAAAGGCCGCTTTACCGCCCGCGCACAGCCGGACTTTCAAGGAACGCTTGACGGCGGGCGCTCCATAGTCTTTGAAGCGAAGTACACAACGACAGATCGTTTGAAGTGGGACGTTCTGACACAGGAACAACGGGACACGCTGGAACGCCACGCCCGGCGGGGTGCGCTTGCCGCAGTCTGCGGCGGAATTGGAAACGAATTCTTCTTTGTTCCGTGGACGGTATGGCGGGACATGAAAGAGCATTTCGGCAGAAAGTACGTTACCGCGGCGGACCTCGAACAATGGCGGGTCCGCTTCAATGGGGCGGTGCTATTCCTCGATTACGTCCACCACGAAAGGAGCGGGACACCATGAAAAAACAGCACACACAGAAAATGACGGTCCGCGTCACGGCACAGACGGCCTACAACCTCGAACGCCTTATGCTTATGAGCGGGCAGAAAACGCCGGGCCGCGTCGTCGATAAGCTGGTTCGTGAAAAAATGCTTGCCCTGCGGGGCCGAAACATCGAAACGGAGGAAACGAAATGAAGTATGACTGCATGAAGCCTGAATGGGCCGACAAGGAGCCTTGCCCGCTCGACACGGGCGAACTGGAAAACTGCGCCGAATGTGTGTGGGCGCATGAACGGGAAACGGAGGACTGACAATGCGTGCCGGAATTCTGCTGATCGTTCTTTATTGGGCGCTGTTCACCATTCGAGCGGGTTTGCAACCGAAAGTGGCG